GTTTGTAATACGCCTTCACAAAGTTGCTTGAGCACGCGTTTATGCCATTGGGTGTGTATACATTTTGCAGACTTGCCGGCGCGCCAGCATCCACACTAGAATCACCTGTTTTAAAATGATGTGACTGACTCTGATCAAATGTCCGTTGTCTATTTACTAAATACTGTTTGAAATCGGCATTGTATTTGGACCCTGGGCGTCGGGCATTTCCGGCGCTGCGCATGCGGCGTCTGGCGTCATCAGCGCGAATAGAGCAACTCGTTGTTGTCGGTTGCTCCGTCGTGTCATTCGGCAGCACGCTAGAAAAATCAACAGTTCCACACAATCCTGTTTCTAGTCCAACCTCCGTTATAGTTACGGCACCAGGTCTCAAAAATTCGTCGACACTAATGCTGGGTCTGGAACTGCGATCAGTAAGTGCAACGCTTGCAATCTCTTTTCTGTAATGTTTCATTGGTAAAGCACTGAATATGCCGGTTGATTCTGTGGATCTATTCATTTTTAATCCGGACATGATTTGGTTAAATGTGCGACCTTTCCACAATACAGGTTTAATTGGGTTCATATTCAATCGTGCAGACATCAAAAACTATATATATTTGGCAATACAAAAATATATAGACGCCTTATTTTATCAGTTTCTTTATACATTTGTCATCTACTTCGAAAGTCTGGGTTTTCGTCTCTTGCGGAACTATGCGCAATATGCATTTTGCCTTTTTCCCATAAAGGGGTTTGGTGCATCCACTTTCCGTCTTCAATGTTTTCCTTAATAATGCTTTTATCTTGTGTTTTTCTTCCTGCGTTTGTGTGCATCTGGAACGGAAATTCTCATAGGTATCGCGCACTTTCTCATAACTTGGACCCGGACCCTTGTTCAACATCTTGTTTATTAATTCGTGCAAGTCATACACATATTTGGAAAATGTGTCGCGCGATTTCATGTGTGACATCTTCAGCGGCAACTTATTCAAATTCTTGTGCAAATTTGCCCTGCATTTGCCACAGGGCAGCGTGTATCGCAAACTGTAAATATATTCCATATAATGTTTCTTGTCCGCGCGCGTGGGTTCTACAGGATAATTGAAACTCATCGTGTGTAAGAAATGCCATTGACTTGGTCCCCACACGGTTGTTAGCATTCCATCATTGCTGTTGTAATCTTCGGTTGAATAAGGACTACATTGGGGTGCTCGACCACGTTTCATGGTTTTGCGGTTAGAGGGCATCACGGTTCTATATTATATTCTCATATTATTTCCTTGTTTAGGAATCGTTATATGTGAATATATTATATTGTTTATAGAATTTATAATGCCTGGAATTTATGAATTAGCGTCGCGATACATTTCGCCTTATTATTTGCCTTTTGTTGTTGTATTTTTGCTGATTGTTTTTATAGTTGCTGGATACTACATTTACACTAATTATGTTGGAATGAAGGATAGTAGAAATAAGGCAATTTATCAACCGACTGATGAAAAAACGGGTGCTAACATAATCACTGTGTATTTTTTCACTGCTGACTGGTGCCCTCATTGCCGCAATGCAAAACCTGCCATTGATGAGTTTCAAACAGAATATGATAATAAAATTATAAACAAAAAAACCATCTCTATTAAACGGGTCGATTGCACCGATTCCGAAATTGCAGAAGTTGCCGAACAAATTGCCCATTTCAATGTCACTTCGTTTCCCACGGTCAAGATTCAAGACAGCAATGGTAAGATATTTGAATTTGACGCCAAGATAACTAATGCGAATCTGGAGAATTTTGTGAAGACGGTTGCGACCAAATAAATGCGCATTGGCAATTTCACACGCATGCATCAGTGATTTCACACGCATCAGTGATTTCACACGCACGCATTAGTTTAATTGCATCAGCAATTCCTCTATTGATGGCATTTTGTCGTTCTTCACTGCTACTTGCCATCTTGAAAAAATTCGACAAGTCGTCAAACGTCGATGATATTTGTATTTCCTTTATTTGTTCTCGGTTTGAATTCATTTCACACGACTGTGCTTTTATAAACATCGCATTCATTATGTATGACAAGTAATCAAACATATTCATGTTGTTTATCTCAGATGCTGCATTCAGCACAAATGCATTCTTTATTCCCAAAATTGTTTGCGGATCACTATTCCTCTCCAAACACTTTGCTATCGGATAATTCATATATATGCTTCCATCAATGTAGAATTTGTCCTCTATCTTAATTGGTTTCAAAAGTATTGGCAATGCCGATGATGCGTATACCGCGTCCAAGACTTTCACATTGGGCGTTGCTTCTGCGCTGAATTCCTGCACCTTAAAGGTTTCGAACTCGGTCGCATACAGGTGCAATTTTATCCCTGTGATTTGGGCGAACGTTTCCATTGTAACATCGACATCGATGTCCTTTGCCTTCAATAGAGGCGAGAACATTTCCTTTATAAATTTCTCGTCCGTGATTCCATTGTTTGTGTAATAGTTGTAGATTTCCAATATGTTGAATTTCAATATTTGTTGCCAAGGTCGGTTGACTATGTAATTGTCTAATGTATCCCAATCATATTTTAGCGCCATCATTGTTGCCAGTATTGCCCCCGCGGATGTTCCATAATAGGATTCCACATGTTCGTGTTTCCACATTTCCAACACATTCGACTGTTTGAGTGCCCCATACATGTTTATTAACAATGGTCCGCCGCCATTTATTACTATGTGTTTTATGTGTTTTGTATGTTTTATGGGGGGTTGGGTTTCTTCCATCGTATTGTCATTGTCAGCAATCATATGTCTATATATTTTTATGACAAGGTTATATATATTTGCATACATGGGAATTATTAGCAAAAAAGTGGTAAAAGGCGTAACTACATACATTGTGTCCAAGGATATCACGGATGAGGCAACCAGCAAAAAAGGTGGATTGTGTCTTACGCCCGCAAATTCTAAGAATTACGTTATTTTAAGAGAAGATGCCGATGTATATACCGAGGACGGTGCGGTTCTTCTGCGGTTTCGCAAAAACGTTTTGCCCAAAAAGGACATGGATATCTTCTATGACAATGTCATCAAGTTTGCCAAGTCCCACAAAACCACCAATAGAGGCATGGCAACCGGAACTAAAAAGGGCAAACGCAACATTGCCGAGGGCAAAGGGGTTGCCTCCAACATTTTAGGTTATATGGATACCTGGACTGTCCAACACAAATACATGTTTAGTCAAGTCGGCATGAAGGAAATTAAACCTGCCGTGCGGCGCAGTTATTTCTCACAGAGCAATTATGAGAATTGGTTGCCCATGCAGTCTTTAGTGAAACACATTGATGCGCAATACAAGAAATTGGCGCCGGTGCAGTATGCAAAACAGCGCGCCAAGGCAGACGAGACTCATTTCAAAATTAAGGGGACTGCGTTCACCACGCTCACCACCAATGTGAATTTTAATACTTGTGCTCATCAAGATGCGGGCGATGATGAGGAAGGGTTGGGCAATTTGGTTGTTTTGCAGCGCGGTGATTATGAAGGCGGTGAGACGTGTTTCATACAGTATGGTGTTGGTGTCGATGTTCGAGAAGGCGATTTCCTGTTGATGGACGTGCATCAGTTGCACGCCAATACTAAATTGAAGTTGAAGACGAAGGATTCAATCCGTTTGTCCATTGTGTCTTACTTGCGAACTGGCATTTGGCGGAAGACGCGGTCAATGACCCAGAAACAGGCAAAGCAGCATATGGGCAAAATTGCCGATTTCTATGGCAAAATAGAGAAGAAGAAGGCAAACAATGGCACTCGCAAGGCGGGGAAACCAGGCAAACCGATGGTTTTTATCAGCGAACAATTTGCCGAGTCGGAACACAAGGTTGCTCATGATTTGGGGAGTGCATAAGAAATATTTATAATTTTTATATAATAAAAATATTTATTATATAATATACAAATGTCTTACTCGATTAGTTTCAATAAAACGCAAGATGATGACTACACTGATCCAAATTATCAGGACAGAATAACAGATTCCGTGTGGTTCACCAGATTGTCAAATGGAGGTCCATTGTTCAATTACAAATATTATGTTGACAATGAAATCACTGTTACCAAAAATATGATACAAGATGATTTTTGGTATGACGTGGAGGGTGCCACTGGTGGCACAAAAGGCGTGTTATGGGGCATATTCAGTAATGATGGATTAACTGGGTTGCCTGGTTTAAATACAGATTTGTTTTCAACTGTGGGTAATCCGTCAACCTTTTATTCTTTTTCACAGATAGTTACATTGCTCAATGCGTTTATTGAGAGTTCAAGTCCTCCAGTATCTCTTGTTGATCCGAATGGTTCAAGAGAATGGAATCTTCAAGACGGTGACACATGGAATAGACGAAATTTGCCAGATCTTGAAGACAAAGATTTAGTGTGTTATATACCATCTGTCAATCAATATTTTAAAATTAGAATCAGTCATTGGGGGTATGATGGTGATGTCAGCATCACATACACCAGAACACCCCTGTTTTCTGCTTCCAATATATGTTTTGTTGAAGACACCCTTATCAAGGTTGACCAGGGAATTGTTCCAATTCAAGATATTGATGTCAACATTCACACAATAAAGCACAAAAAAATTATTGCCATCACGCGTTCTATTTCAAATGACACGCATTTAATTAAGTTTGAGAAACACAGTTTGTTTAGAAATTGCCCAAACAATGTCACTATTATGTCTCAACACCACAAAATTATGTGGAATGACAAATTGATTTTTGCCGCGAATTTTCTGCCAAAGTATCAAGGTGTAACCCGCATTCCTTATAAAAAAGAAATTCTATACAATATTTTGATGGAGGACTATGAAACTGTCATTGTAAATAATATGGTGTGCGAAACATTGCATCCAACCAATCCTATTGCAAAACTCTACAAAACCAGATTGAATCTTTAGTGTGGTAAATGCACATAAACATTTTATATCAATAATATAAAATGTCTCAACACCTCTATTGCATCCATGACAAAATATATAATCTTGCCGATTTTGTAGAAAAGCACCCCGGCGGGTCCAATGCATTTGACAATTTGCATCGCGGAGGCATCAATGATATTACACCATTGGTCTATAGTTATCACAAAGATCCCGCCATAATATTTGAAGTATTGGCAAAATACGAGGTTCCCAATGATAAAGGCAATGCGGTTGCCATCCAATATATGACCAACTACAAATATGATAAATATGTGGAATTAAAAACGCTGGTTTATAATGAAATCCGAGAAAAAGGACTGCCCCTCTATTGGTCAACTGTTGAAACGGTGCGCAACCTCGGTGGTTTTGCCATCTACGTTTGGATTTGGATCTATTGCGCCAACCTTGTTGTTGTATCATCATGGTGGTTTGTGTTGCTATCCTTCATCAATGTAGGGCATTGTGCCCTCGTTTTTCACGAAACTTCGCATCATGTCGGATTCCGGAACCAGCGCTTAAATGATGTTGTCTCGCACATTGCGGTTGCACCTATTCTCACAACGGAAGAATGGAAATGGGACCACAACTATTTGCACCACTGTTTCACCAACACCAAGTTCGACGCCGATTATAACGGACATCTGCAGACCTTTCGGCATTCATCCAATCATCCTCATTATTGGCAACATCAGTTCCAACACATCTATGCTTTTTTGCTATTTTGCCTTGGAGGATTAAGCGGTCAAATCGACAGTGTCAAACACGAACGATGGAATTTCCTATTATTTGCGTCCATCCTCTATTGGTTCGGAATTTACAACACACTTGTATTTTATTTTCTCACAGGATTCCTGTTTTTGGCAATTGCCCAATTGTCGCATATCCAACCCGAATGTGTGGCAGCACCATCCAACGATTTCTTGATTAACCAAGTGACATGCAGTATGAACTATAAAACAGAGAATCCCATTGTCCGATTTCTCTGTTTTGGATTGGATATTCAAATCGAACATCACCTGTTTCCCAATATTCCGCATAGCACCCTGCGACAAGTGCAACATGTTGTTCGGGATTACTGCGTAAAAAATGGCATCCAGTACATTGAAAAACAGGACATCTTTGAAATGGTGAAATCCTATTGTTTGCACCTGTATGAAATGGGCAAAAGACCTTGCGTAAATATATAATGTATCATTTATTGCGCGGTTCTGTTTCTAGTTCTAGAATTATGATTGTGTCGTTTTTTGTCTACCTCTTTGTCAACCTGTTTGAAAATATGTTTCATTACAACATTGGCAAATTTAGCAATAGAGAAATTGATTTTACAAAGAATCTTATCCCTACAAATCGCGATTGGAGCAAAATCGTGGTTGTGATGATTGTTTTTGCGGGAATACAAGGATTACTCACCTGTTTTTTCACAGAGAGATGTTTCTAGTGTAGGTTTATATAAATAAACCATGTTTGAAGAAAACCCGTTTCCCATGATAGAGGCGTACACTGTGTATTTAGAACCCTTCTTGAATACCTATTACAAGGAGTATCAGAACATCTTGACCGTCGACAGAGCACCAACCGGACCCATTAGCACCTTTGTTAAAAGAGTGAATGTGCCTTCTCTATCGCCGTTTACTACTTTTCCTTCTGCCTTGCATCCGGTCGACAATTGCATCCACACCTTTGTGAGAAACCCGAATGGATTCACGATGAAAAATAATAACCCTTTTTTGAATGAAAGTGATGTGCCTTCTCTATTGGGGTTCTTGAGAAACCATGGATATTCCGTTGATATGGAAACAGTGAAAATCATGCACAAGGCAGGGATTCAATCCAGTGGTTCTAAAAGAATGATTTGTGTGTTCACTGGTTCACAATAAATATGTGGCAATCTTTTATAATTCCCATGCTTGTTCAATTTTTCACAGTTGTATTTACCAATTCGCAAAATATTAAGGATTTCACATCGCAATTGAGTGATGACATTCCCATATCAGTCTGTTTGAATTTTAGCAGTGATTCGTCAAAACATGTGTTTTGTGTTGACGCCTCTATCGATGTTCAACAGATTTGTGCAACCAATGGATTTTTGTTTGAACACGCCCACAATTTGGAAGTGCCGATAGAGGAATATGCCAAGAACTATTCAATTTCGGTGAATTTTGGGGAAACCTTGAATTATTACCTGTATGAAATCAAAAAACCGGAGGTCCCTCCTGTTGATTTGTAAATCTTTGCTGGCATAAACCATGAAAAAATGACCTTGCGGTCATTGGGTTCTAATGGTTGTTATTAATTAATAAAATTTATATATTTTTATGTGCATATGTGTTTATGTGTTTATGTGTATGTGCGTGGTTATGCAAGTGTTATAAATAATATTATATTATAATGTGT